GTCCAATAGGTGTAACGGAGAGTGTTCTATGTACATTGAAGTAATCCTACAGTGCAAATTCAATCTGAAAATATCTAATAAATCTTTGTGGATTCCTGGACGATGGTCATCTAATGATATCACATTCTTAAAATAATCATTAAGATCCAAGCTTTTCATATACCTTAGAATCTTAGTAGAGATCAATGATGAAGGCAATGATATTTTCCTTGAGTAAGGATAGTAACTCAACAAGCATGACTCTTCTCTAGATTTGCCTATACTATTAGAATCTAGGGCATAGCAGTTGTTAACTATTCTTGAAATGACATTAGGTCTAGCACCAATGTGTGACAAAAAATCTATGATGAAGTCCAATGCACGACTGATGGAGACTGAGTGACCACTCATGGCTTGATATAAGAAAGGAGTAACACCTAAGCCGGCCCATGATTCAGGAGTATATAATAAGACTGAGTATAGCGACCTGAGCCAGACATCTTTAGTTAACTTGCTCAGTACCACTAACTGCTGTGCATACTTGTCATCCAGCTTCACAATGGGCAAGGATACATCTTTAATATATGTCGTTATCCTATCTCTTACATCTTTCTCACGTGACATGCCCATTGATGATCTCAGATTTATCAAGAAATCTGTAACACTTGTTTGTAACGATTGACCATTGACCTGCATCCAAACATTCAGTTTAAATGCTATAACCGCTTGAACTACAGGATCCAAGTCACTATATGGTACCAGACTGTCACTATGGGGATTCATGAGGACATCGCAAAATCCCCTATACACCAATTGAATTAGATGAAAGTGTTTTAAAAATAGAGCAGTGAAGGGATGATTCGTCATTTCCAATGCAGCAGTTATAGAAGAGCAGAGGCTCTGAGCCTCAATAGCTTCATGAGAAAATGCTGGTTCATTCATTGAGCTAATAGATAACAATTTCTTTAAAGTTGAATCTGCCTTTAAACCATCACAATAATGTCTACGAAGCATTGTGATTCTCCTTGATGACATAACTGTTTGACTCAATTTTAGGTAGAAGCCAAATTTCAATGCATGTTCCTGCATAAATTCAAAGAATTTATCAATCAATTCTTGATCATAGCTTGGCATTATTGCTAACAAATCTACATCATCTGAATAGACAAATACCTCTTCTATTTTAAGAGGAGATTCATCTCTTGCGCTATCAAATATGCAACAAGTTACGATTGTCCAAAAAGGATTCATCCATCCCTCTATGCCACCGATTTGATTTTCAATGATAGTGACAAGATCAAGATATTGATCTGCATAAAAAACTTTTAATGATCGGAAAATATTTGGAATGCCCCCTATTGCCTCAATCCCTAACACTTTTGCTGCTTCTTTGGCAAGGCTACTTGTATTATGCGGTTGCATTGATTGATTATGACCCTCAATGTCTGCCATAAAGCTCCATGTATCTCTCCTTGTAATCTTTTGTGACATATTATGGAGCATTCGATTTCTCTGGCTATTTGATGGTGTCATAAGGTTGCCCTCAAAGTACGACAACAATTTCTTAGTTTGCTCGGTTATTATTGAGAGGCCAACCTTCAAATCTAGACTTCCTATACCAAACAATCGTTGTTCTGTTTTCTGCTCTCTTTCCTTTCCTTTTAGCTTCACTGTGTACTTGTGATCATCTTTAATGTCATTGATCTTGCATTGTGAAATTTTAGGTTGAGACTCAACTTCCGGAAACATATCCAGAGTGCAATCTACCATGTTCCCCTTATCAGTAATTGTTGCTTCTATTTCATTTATTGTGTTCCTAGTTCCCAAGTTATTTCCTGGGACATAAGCTTGCTTGTCCTTGGCATAATGCAATTTGTCAGTAGCAACAAATGCATCTATAGATACTCCAAGTTCTATATCTTCAAAGAAATCTAATTGTATATTACTAATGTGCTTAGACTGTCCTGATGCTATTTTAGAAGACAGTAATGACATC